GTTCGATAGCTTAAGCCACTCGAAAAACTCTTTGATTCGTTCAGGCGTATTTGCTTCCCAACATGGAACTTTGCTAGTTCTCATACTGAGCATACCGGGCTCAGTGACACACATGACAGGACGCGGGCAAGTATTCACTAGCGGCGTTTTAGCGCTACCTGGACCGCCATATGCAATTGCTTTGCAGCCAAATCGGCCCGCTAACTCATGTGCTGGACGTAGTTGAGAAGTATTCATTTATTCTAATTCTGGTTTTTCAGTAGTTAACAACTGCGGCTGCACTGCTAAACCGAAAGTATGCACTTGATGCCAAATTACACCTTTGTCTAGTATTTGATGTATTTCTTGTTCAGTTAGCTTCCAACAACATGTAACAACGCCGTTGCAATCTACATGCGCTGGCAGTGGTCCGTATTGCGGCTGATTTTTTCCATAAATCGTTGTCTGTTCCGGAAATTCAATCGGTTCCATTTTTCACCTCTAGGGGTTACGCCGCGCAGTTAGCTGATTCAACTGTTTATAGGGTCTGTGTTATATAAACAATCGGAGCTTACAACATACGCGGCGAACCTTTCTAAATAAAAATACAGCGATATCAATTTGTCGGGGACTAACTCGACAGCGAATATCGCTGGCCGTCTCTACGGCTGTCAATTGAAAGCGAAACAAGGCGCGGTATCGATTCAAGATTACATACGTCTACGCATTCTTTCGATTCGGCGACTTTAAAACCTCAAACTCTAAGTTACCTTGCTTCTAATGCAACGGCATGGTTAGCCGCTCATGTTCTTGCCTTCTTTAATGCGATTCTATCCAATGTAGTTTTAGGTGACAATTAGCACATAAAATTATGCACTTTGCAATTTCTTTAAACAACATTTCTTTTCTCATTTTACTTGCAATAGCTCTGTTAATACTAGCTAGTTTACTTTCAGCGTCAGTATGATGAAATTGTAAACAAACAGGATCTTTCTCTTTGCAATTACTACAGCCAGCTTCTGACTTAATTTTAGTAATTTCCACTCTCAACAAACTTCTAGCACGTTGTTGCCTAATCCTTTCTTTTCTTCTATCTTCATCAGTTCTAATTCTCATAAAAAGTTACTCTCTACTTACTAAGTCACGTATCCGGCTAACTTGCTTACGTTGCATGAACCCCGTACCGGCTTGAGCTAACGCTATCTGCTTTACGTTAGGGAACTTCACTTGACGCGATGCGACTAGTGTGCAGCGTTCGATTCATTGCCCATTTCCCCTCTGCTGCATCTTTAATTTCGACTCATAGTCTGAACTAACATAGCCGGCAGCAGAGGGGCGGGACTTGGTTATTTCTTTCCTTTTGGTGCAACAATATCCAATGTCGGCGCACCTTCGGAAGTCACAATGACTTTGTCGATAACTTCCTTATACGTCGGCGGCAGCTGATTGTATTCAGTCAGTGACAGTTCAGGCTTCCATTTGACCAAACGTTCTGCAATCAGTTCGCCTGCAGGCCCGTCAGCTTCCATGAAAGACAATGCACGGTCAATTGCTTTCTTATCAGTCTTGCCTTCTGCATTCTTGATAAAATTGTAATTGATGCTTTTGACTGCGGTTGCCTTGTAGCCATTTGCCAAAGGCACATGTTCGGTTCCCTTGATCTTATCAGGGTCGAAACCAATCAGCACACATTGCTTGCGCAAGTCCATTTCTTTAGCTTTGGCAATTTCAAGTTCCTTCTTTGACACTTCCCATTTTTCCAACACATGGTTGAAATACCAGCTACGGTCAATATCAAGCAGCTTACGCGGGTCGTTATTGAACCATACCAAAGAGGCGGCAATAGTTGCAGCTCGCTCTTCATCTGTCTTGATCTGTTCCATTTTCAGTCCCTCAGTTAATATAGCAACGCCATATTAACAGCGTTTAAATCAAGTTGTCAATCTTCTAAGTCTGCGCAAGCGTCAATTTCAAAGCCGACATTGTGAGGCGGTTCACTCTTTTCTATATATTTCGGCTCTTTGTCATCAACAATAGCTTGCGCAAGAATCAAACCGTTGGCCATTCCGCGCATGTATTCGTTAACATCAAAGTTACCGGGCGAACATTGAATCGCAGTAACTTCGCGGATGCGCTGAAATTTAGTATCAGCATCTATAACAGGCTTTTGCTCCAGCACTGTTCGTTCCGCTTCAACATTTCTGTTGATTGCATCGAATTCGGTAAACTTGTTCGGATATCGCTTGCGAAGCTTATCGATATTGATTCGCTGTACTTCTTCGAAGCTGATACCGGTAGCATTCGACAAACAAGCAAGGTACCAGAAAATATCTCCGCTTTCTTCCATCAAATTAATGCGGTCAAAATCTTCATTCTGTGTAACTGACTTGCTCAGTAGCTCCAGCATTTCGCACGCTTCAGTTGCTACGCCTAAAATACCATGAATAATTCTAACGGCTATCTGTTCGTTAATCGGTTCATCGCCTTCTTTAGCTTTCAGCAATGCTGGCATACCGTTGCAGTCAATGCCAATCGGATTGCGAAACGCCTTTTCTTTCTTGCCATAAAATAAAAGCTTCTTGATCGGGTCGAGCCGTTGCAGTGCGTAGATTGCGCCTAACAAGTCGCTTTCAAACTGCTTCATGCGTAACAGTTCGCCATAGAACTGCGGCGACTCTGTCACAGCTGCTTCGGCTTGATAATTCATCGATGCAAACCCCGTGTGATAATGTGGGCAGCAAAGCTAGTCCTTTCCCTGGCGAGCTGTCAATAGTTGAACTATAAAATATTTACGGGTATGTTATCCGACGATCTTTAGCCATCATCGCAGAAAAACCTATGAAACGCGATACTTTGCCCACACTAGAAGAAATTAAAGCATTAATTGAACGTCGTCCACGTAACGTTGAATTGATACAGATTGCGCGGGCAGCAGGAGCGACCGAAGCATGGTTGCATCAAGTGATCGGCGGAAATACGAAAGATCCAGGTTACGAAAAAATGCGACGTGTTTATGAATTTTTAACGATGAAACAAAAACGAATCATTGACCGATAGGGGATATCGGCTGATGAAATCAGATTACATGCGGATTCCCGCAGAAATGCGGATGTATGCGCAGTTCTGTGTATGGCGTTATGAAGAGACAGATGCGCCAAAACCTGTAAAGGTTCCTTACTCTGCTCGAACAGGTACGCTCTGTAGCGTTGACGATCCGTCAACTTGGAGTACATTCGATGAAGCAGTAGGCGCGATCAAAAACAGCACATGGTATAACGGCATAGGTTTTGTATTATCAGAAAATGATCCGTATTGTTTCATTGATCTTGATGACCCTTACGCATTGCGTGCTAATGGAACGCCGATGCATTCAAATCCGCAAGAGGTATTAGACAGGCAGCTGCATATATATCGTGAGTTTGATAGTTATGCTGAACAGTCGCCTTCCGGTAAAGGCTTGCATATCATTGTGAAAGGCAGTGTGATTAGCGGTCGCAAGCGAGGTGCAATCGAGCTGTATAGCAATTTGCGCTATATGACGATGACAGGCAATGTTTATCGCGATGCGCCGATTACTCCGCATCAGCCGTTGATAGATCAACTATGGCAACAAATGGGGGGAGTCAATCACGCAACGCGACTAAACGGGCAAATTGATGAAGAGCAGAAATATCCCGACGAAGAGATATTTAATAGAGCTGCTAGTGCTGAAAATGCAGACAAGTTTATGCAGCTTTATAAAGGCGAATGGCAAGGTAGTTATCAATCGCATTCAGAAGCCGATCAAGCTTACATCAATATTTTAGCGTTCTACACACAAAATAGAGAACAAATTACACGAATGTTCAGAGCTTCTGCTTTAGGTCAACGTACCAAAGCACAACGCACTGATTACATGAAATGGAACATAAATTTAGCGTTTGATCGCATGTTGCCGCTAGTGGATATTGACGGCTTGCGCAATCAGGTATTAGAGGCAATTGCACTTTCACGCAAAGAAGCGGTAAAGCCGAACAGTGTTGAAGCTGTTATACCGCCAGTAGTGCATGAACGCAGCAGCGTTTACACAATACCGCCTGGATTGCTCGGCAAGCTGGCGATGTTCATTTATGAGGCTGCACCTCGGCAAGTCCCCGAAGTCGCCTTGGTTGGCGCTATTGGATTGATGGCCGGTATTGTTGGACGTAGTTACAACATCAGCGGAACCGGCTTGAATCAATATGTGCTGCTGTTAGCGAAGACTGGTATAGGTAAAGAAGCTATTTCTAGTGGCGTTGACAAACTTATTGCAGCAGTTGTTAGAACGGTTCCGGCTGTTATAGAGTTTATCGGTCCTGGCGAGATCATGTCGCAGCAGGCATTGATAAAATACATGTCACGCACTGCTGCATCGTTTGTGAGTATTACAGGTGAATTCGGCTTGATGCTGCAGCAAATGTCAGACAGAAACGCGCCTAGCAATTTAATTGGATTGCGACGTATGTTTTTGGATCTGTACAACAAGAGCGGTGAAGGCAAAATGCTGCGGCCGATGATCTATAGTGATAAAGAAAAAAATACTAACGTTGTACAAAGTCCGTCCTTTACCTTACTAGGTGAATCGACACCCGAACGATTCTATAAAGCCTTGTCGGAAGATATGATTGCAGAAGGGCTGTTGCCGCGTTTTCTTACTATTGAGTATGACGGCCCGCGTCCGCCACTAAATGAAGCTCATACAACGGCTCAAGCGTCTTTTGATGTTGTCGAGCAATTAGCAACGTTATCGGCACATAGCTTGATGTTGAATAGTCAACACAAAGTCATTCACGTACAGACTGCACCTGAATCGTTGAAGCTATTTAAAGGTTTTGATAAGTTCTGCGATGCCAATATCAACAGCTCGCAAGATGAAATTACCCGGCAGCTATGGAATCGAGCCCACATTAAAGCGTTGAAGCTAGCATCGTTGGTAGCGATAGGATGCGATCCTTACTCGCCTGTGATTGCATCTCAATCGGCCGATTGGGCAATTTCGATTGTCGTTGCAGATGTTCGCAACTTGCTGGCTCGATTTGATGCAGGCGAGATAGGGCAGCATACAACAAGCGAAATGAAGCAGCTAAAGATTGCTTCGAAAATAATTAAAGATTGGATTGTGCGCCCATGGTCAGAGCTGCAAAGCTATGGCGGCAATGCTCAGCTACACAACGATAAGATTATTCCGTATACCTATCTGAATAAAAAGCTGAATGGGCATACGGAATTCAAAAATGACCGGCAAGGCGGGACTACAGCCATCAAGCGGACCTTGAAAACGTTGGTCGAGCGAGGGGACTTGCAGGAAATGAATCGGTCTGTGCTGCAGACCAACTACAAGACGACAGGCATATGCTACGTCATTGCAGTGCCGTTGGCTTTCGGCTTGTAGCCAAAGAAAAACCCGGACTAGGTGGCCGAACCTGCCGGGTTTTCATGTTGCCTATCTGCGCGCTGGCTGCAACTGGTGACGTTTTACGCAGACCGGGTTTGCCGGTATCACCTTTCCGAATGGATCAAGCCTATAGACGCTTATGCTGCCTGTCAAGTTCTCTGTTCAAAAAATTGTTTTGAATTGCTGTGCCAGCTTGCATTGACCGACGTTCATCCCGCGTTGCGTCACAGACAAATCGATACGGCTTATCAGCTTGTTGCCGAAAGCAACGCTATCCGGTGAGAAAGTTGTCTTATAGGTTTTTGTGCTGAAAGCAAGCTTTTCCATGGTGACTGTCATTGTGCCGTCTTCTTCGTTCAAGACGATTTGCCAAT